GAAAGGAATGATTGACAATTCACCATCACGAAACATACGAAAAGCTATAGCTGTAGCTTGATCTGTTGGAAAACCTTCACCAATTAGATTTTGTATCTCTTCAGATATTGCTGCATTCTCTTCTGGTGTTCGTTCTGTTATCTTGCTTCGTTGGTTCCTTTTTGCCATTAGTATTTTTTTGGTTTTGGTCGTGGCTTTGGTTTTGGCTTGCTTGGTTTGACCTTCTTCATCATTGATTTGACTGAATAATGTTTTGGCATGATATAACCTCCAAATGTTATTTGTTATATAACCTGTAACATAACATTTTATATCATGGTGTTTTATGCCCAAATACAAAGTACCGAAGTCAATTCAAGACGTTGCAGCACGTGCTGTTGCTCAGAACCTATCAAGACCGATATCGAAGCGTGCAGCATACAAAGATGAAGATGGTAAACGTGTAGCTGGTACAGGAATGAGAACAGCACGGAGATTGATATCAGGTGCTATAGATGAACAGCAGCTGCTGCTGATGAAAGGATGGTTTGCACGACATGGTGCATCCGAAAAGGAAAAGGAACAAAGAAAAGATAAAACCTCCAAAGCAAGCATTGCATGGAGGTTATGGGGAGGTTCAGGGTCAATTCCTTTTGTCAATCGTACTTTACGCGATATCGAAAGGAAACGAAAAGAGAAGAACTAATCATCAAACAGGTCAATCTGTTCTGGTGCTTTGTATACGTCTGCACTGAACAGCTGATACTGCTTTTGATGTTCAATCAGTCTGTCATTTGCTCGATTGAAATATGTTTCGTTGATCTCGTATGCTGTCAGGTCAAAACCTTTATCATGACAAGCTATCGCAATGGAGCCTGAACCCAAATGTGTATCCAGTATTGAATCACCTTGTTTTGCATAGTTATCTAACAACCATTCATAAAGACATATTGGTTTCTGTGTTGGGTGATATCGTGGAACCATGACACCATTGCCTGCATGATTTCCTGCCCATCGATATCGATATAGTTTTGCATTTCTGTCCATACTACACCATGCCATTTCTAGATCTGCATGCTTCAATGATACCTGCTGTTTGTCCCACACAATCATGCTTCTGGTGGGTTCTTTCCAAAGAATAGGGAAGTAGTTTCCACCAAAGATGATTTGATTCTTAGATACACGCATCAGTTCAACAAAGTATTCTTCTGGTGGTGCAACGTTCCAATTTCCTTTGATTTCTGTATACAGGTGTTTGTTTTTGTTCGCGTGTTTTCCTGCATGTGGAATGTTACAAACCCCTCTTTTATCCATTCCTTTCGTCAATCCATATGGTGGATCCACGATTGCAAGGTCAAATTGATTGTCTTTCATTGTCTTCATTGCTGTCATACAGTCTTGATTGTAAAGGTGTATCATTTCAGTATCTCCATGTATTGTTTTCTCTGTTCTGGTGTCAGTCCTTCAAGTAGTTGCAATGTTTCAGCATCTAGTTCTGGTTCTTCTTTGACTTGCTGACTTGCTTTCATTGATTGTTGTTTCTCTTGTTCTTCCCGTGCTTCACGTGCTTCGATACGTGCTTCCAAAGCATTCAACCAACCTTTGAACGGGTTTTTGTTTTTTGGTTTGTTACATGCTTCCTGTTGTGGTTCTTTTGGTTTCATTATTCTGATATCGGTGAAGGGAACCAAAGCCTGTTTCTTTCCTTGCAATGTACAAGGAAGTTGAACCAATACCATATTTGCAGCTGTGTCATGTTGCAGGACCTTACACAACAATTCAAAATTGCTGTATGGTGTCATGGTCCAGACCTTTTGATATTTCTCGAGTACAATCATTATTTTATCTCCTTCAGTACAATGTCAATCTGTTCTGGTGTCAGTCTTTGCTGCATATCTGCTTTGACTACTTCATAAGCTGCATTGAAGACTGATTCATCTTGTGTTTCATAGTATTCTTCAAATATTCCGTTCAACGTGTCGATAAAGTCTTGTACATCTTCTGACATGACTTTGTTCTCTTGAACGCGTTTTTGACCCCTTGACGGACCAGCAATCGTTGCTTCTGTGGTCTGTCTGGATAGACAAATTGCATATGGTTGCAATCTTTGCTTTGAAGCATTGATGTATGAAGGTGTATCTGACAACAGCCACTTCTGAATTCCAGAACACCAACGAACACCAGACCAAAGCTTTGCAGGACCTTCATATTTTTGGTTGTTTCCTCTTGCTTTGATAAGCTGTTGCATCAGGAATATATCAATACACTTCAATTCAATACACCAGTCTTTGCTGATTCCTTTACTCTTCAGGTGTTGCATTGCTGTGTGCTTTGCTTGTCTGTATTCCTGCAATGGTACACCTGTCATTGATGACCATTGACATATTTGCTGTGTGTTCCACTTTTCCCAAAGAAGAAGAAACAGCTTGTCATCATCAGCAAGTTCAGCAAGTCCTGTATCCATATGATCAGTACTTGCTGTAATAGGATTAGTAATTTGTTGTTCAATTACTTGTTTGTGTACCAGATCTGACACCTGTGATGTGCCAATGTTGGCACCCGTGTCAGATTTGACACCCGTGTCAAGGTTGACACCTTCACCAAAAGAATATGCAACTACTCCTTTGTGTTTGGTGGTTGTAGGAATGATGAAATTGGATTGTTTCAATCGTCGAATCGCTCTCATCACTGAAGAACGTGACAAAAGCGTGTATTGTTGAATGGTCTTCACTGAAGGCCATGACAATCCGGTTTCTTTGTTCTGGTGTGCTTTATAGGTCAAAAATACCTGTATATCTGCACCTGACAGACCACAGAATTGTGATATCTGTCTCAATTCAATAATCGCATATTGACTGATTGTTTTTGTATGGTTATTTTGTATGTGCTTATTCATTTTTTATCTCTTGTTTGGTGTAAGCTGATAGCCGGATAGACTGACACATCTATCCGGCTATTTTTTTTCTGTTGTAGCATGTGAGTGCAACACCACATGCATCTGTTATGTGATCCAGTTCTCCATGAATGGACAGGTGTGTTTTTATCGTGGGAAGAAGAATCGGTATGTATTTGATAGAAGCTTCTTTTGACTTGCTTCTTTTCGTGTATGGTGACAACCCAAACACGCTTTTTCTCCATTCAATTGCTTTGTACCAATGAACATCTTCACAATCCAGTGTGGAAGCAATTGCACCTGTCATCATACCAGCAAAACGTGCAACAATTATTGACGTCTTTGCAGACTTGCCAACATATGCATCTTCACATGCAATCGTCACTTCATGACCTTCTGCAATCTGGAGAAGGTGTAACGATATCTTTTTGCACAGCTGGATCTTGTTGTTGCACATCAACATAACAGTGTTGCACAACAGTGATACAGTCAATTCATACACCTGTTTCTTTTGTCTGGTGCGCTTCTTCCACGATGCAACAAAGACAATGTCTTTGTGTACCATTGCCACAACAGCACCTTCTGAAGCGGGATCAATACCGATAATCATGACAAACCGTAGAAGATGATTTCAAGTGCTTTCAATCGTTCTTTGTGTTCGTAGTGGAAATGGTTAATTACTTTTGCAATTGTCTTTGTTTGTGGCCTCCTAGATGCTGTGAACCAGTATGATAATGTTGATTCATCGATCTGAAGACCTTCATACATTGCCTTTCTTGTTAGTTCTTTTGTTTCCTGAACCCAATGCAAATATTCATGAAAATACATACAAACCTCCTTTGTTAGTGTATGCAGGTATATTATCATTCAATGTTGACGTTTTGTCAATGCTGTGTGTGGTCACATTATGACCACGTGTCAATATTGCTTCTGTTATACTCGTTTCGTGTCACCACAGGAGATTGCACAATGGAAAAGCTAAGAAACAACAAAAATTTAAAACACTATATTATTGACTTTTGCAGACACAACAAAGTCACAACCAATCGATTGTTATTTGATGCTGATATCAGTTCAGGAAATATGAAAGCATTTCGAGAAAACAAAATCAGCTTGAATCAATATTTTTCTTTGTGTGAATCAATGGCAAAACATTCTGTTTTTCCTGTAGAGTTTTTTTTGTACAAGCTAAAGAATATTGTCCAAAAACCAAAATACTGATCAGGTGTTCAGTATACTGATAGTTTTTTCAGTTGCGCAGTCAATACCTCTGAATGTACCAAAATAAAAGGTTTTGGTACTTTTTTTTTGGAAATCGCCTCTGTATATACCTGAAACACCAAGGACAAAAAAAGCCCAAATCGTTCTGGAAAGTTTTAGGTGTCCATATACCACAACAGAATTTGAACGCGTTTTTGACCCCTTGACGGACCAGCAATTTTTTAACGTTCGATTTTCACAAGAATAATTATTAGACAGGCTACAAACAGAAATATCAAGATGTCAATCTGTGCTTGATTCATTTTTTCACAAGTTCGCGAATCAGTGAAAACAGTTTTTTGATTTGACCTTCTAATGTTGATAATTTGTTTTCCACAATTCCGATTCTCTTCTCGAGAGAAACAACCAATTGGTCTTTGTCTTGATTCAAACCTTGTATGACTTTTTCAAATCGTTCTCTAACTGCTTCCTGTCGTTCAAGACTTTCTTTTCTCAGCTCATCCATTTTTGCCTGCTGTTCTTTAAAGTCTTTTCTCATCTGCACATACTGCCAAATCAAGAATCCAACAAAAGGTGTATTTGTAAACAGATCCACCATCACCTGCTGTGTCATACCGTCCATTTTCATAACTCCTTTGCTATTAGGGTATATGTAAACGTGTGATATCCTAGGTTTTCCACTTGCAATCGGCATAATTTCATGAACCGACCAAAACCTTTTTCTGAATCTGCATACTTGAACACTTGACAACCAGCCGACCATTTATCAACGTAGAAAGAACCGGATTCACGTGAAGATGATTTATGCAAATTCAGACCTATCTTTTGTTTGTATACTTGACTGCAATTATAATCTGCATGTTCATCCTTATTTGCATCCCTCCAAAATTCAACAGGTTGCACCTGTACCAAAGCCGCATACTTTCCACGATGCAAACCAATCTTATATGCACCACGTGCTTGTTGTGGATGTTTATAGATTGCACATGGTTTGTAATCTGGTTTGGTCAACCAGTACGAACCTGCATCTGTTGTTATGTCAAATCGTTCTGTCATCCACACACCATCAACTGTGTACGCAACATATAAATAATCGTCAAATTGGTTATGCTGTCGTTCATTCAAGCGACGAACACCGATTATATTCAAATCATAATTTCCATCACTGAAGTACTTGAAACCATATTCTTTGATCTCTTCAATGATAGGTGGAAGACCTTCATAACATTCTTTCATTTCAATAACCTTCTGGAGCAATCTTCAGTGTGACTGACCAATTCGTGTCTTCCCATGCCAACATTATAACCTGACAGATCTTATTTTCAATATTTGCTGCTTGGTCAGTCAATTTGTATATGTCTCCAACTTCCAAATAACCGAATCGTGGTGATGCTTGGTAGGTGATTGTTTGTGATGGTATGCTGTTGAAACGGATCTTATCAAAACATACAAATGCAGCTGTGTCTTCATCATGAATATAATTTGACTGTTCTTTCTTTGGTCTGGTTCCATACTTCAAATGACTTTGAACTACTTGCTGACTTGCTGTCTTATCTTGATATAAGTTCTCTGTATTTCCTGATATGGTGATTGTCTTCCTGTACTGGTCTTGATGCATGTCATAAGCATATTCAAGTGTATATTCGTTAATTACTCGAGAAGAATCACCAATTGTGGATACTCCTGAAGTCATGACAAATTCAGAAGATGCTATCAAATCACCTTTTGCTTCAAACTTTGCATCTGACAGCAGATTCAAA